CCGCCCAACTGTCCCAACAGCACGGTTACTTCTTTAAGTAATCCAAGGGGCTCCCGTCTACCGGCAGCGCCTCTCTTTATCTTCAGTATAACATGATATGGAAAAAAGTCAATCCCCAATCCCCCGCCGGGGGATTTCTTTTTTGCCGGGGAAGCCCTCTCCGCCCCCTGCGGGGGCACCTCCCCCAAAGGGGGAGGCAAGGGGCGGTGGGGTCCACTCAGTCCCAGCTTGGCTCCCCCTGTGGGGGAGCTGTCACGGCTTCGCCGTGACTGAGAGGGAAAAAGCGCCCCTCCTTGCGGAGGGGCGCTCTTTTTGGCGTTAGCCTAGTCAGTGCTCAGACAGAGGTCTGATTACTTGACGTAGGGGACAACAACCAGGATGGAGGTGGCCAGAGGAGTGGTGTCAGTGTCGTTGTCGACAGTCATGACATACACGCCGGTCAGGTCGCTGCTGATAATCTTGCCGCTGGCATCCTTGGTGAAGTTGGCATCGGCATAAGCCACGACATCGCCGATATCACCAGTACGGATGGCACTAACGTCCTTGTTATTCTCCTTCAGCTCGATGACCACGAACTCGGTCTTGCTGTCATAAGCAAAGACATCGTGAGCCTTGCTGGGATCATTGTTCAGGTTGATGGAGCTGTGCAGAGACAGAACGCCATTCTTAGCAGCGTCAGCATAGACGTTAGCGGAAGCAGCAACAGCGTTACCAGCCTTGAAGTTGGTCAGCTGAGTAGCAGCGCTGACATAATCATCGCCGTCATACTTGGTGATCAGGTACAGGCCCTTGGCGCTGAAAGTGCTCTTAGAAGTGTTGGTGACGTACAGATCGGTGCGCTGGTTGCCGTGGATATCATAGGCGGCGGTCAGCTTGTACACGGTCTTCTTGTTGCTGTCCTTCATGGCCTCCATGTCGGTGCCCTTCAGGATGACATAGTCATCATCGTTGGCGGAGCTACTGATCTTGGAACCATAGATGAACACGATCTCGGCCACGCCGTCGCTGTTCTTCACAGCGGCCACATTGGCATTGGTCTTGTTGGACACGTTCTTGTAGCCGGTCCAGGTCTTGTTGTTCTCCGCGTCGACAAACACGGTCTGGCTGTCAGTGGTGACAATGCTAGTCTTGTTACCAGCAATGGTGGGAGTCTTGTTGGAGATGGTAACCTTATCAGCAGCACCAGTATCCTTCTCGTTGGTGACAGCCTCCAAATCATAGTCGCTGGAGCCAGCGGTGTACTTGTACACAGTGTTCACCTGGACATTGCCGGAAGCAGCGACGCCGCCAGCGGCGGGGGTGTAGGAAACATCCTCGGTGACCTTCTGGTTGTGAGCATTCACATAGGTAACCTGGTCCAGATCAACGGTCTTCTGAGTACCGTCGAAGAAGACGACCTTAGCGGACACGTCAGAACCGAAGGAAACATCCAGGCTCTTCACGAACAGGTAGTCCTCAGCAGAGCTGGACTTGCCCTCGTAAGCTACGGCATAGCCATAAGCGTCCAGATACAGGGTGGCATCCTTGTCCACGTCGGGGTTGCCGTCACGGACATTGTCCTCCAGGTTGTACAGGCCGTTCTGGATGCCGTTGTTCTGATAGGCATAGTTGTAGCTATACTTAGTGCCGTCGATAGTGGTATAGTCGGCATCGCTCTGACCGGTGACCTTACCGGCAACAGTCTTGGCCTTGGCCATGGACTGGACCTCGCCGTCAGCAGCGGTGTAAACAACCACGTCGTCCTTGGCGAACTTCATATCAGAGGTGTACTTGGTGTCAGCAGTCACGCCGGGGATGCGGGTCTTGAAGGACAGGGTGACCTCGTACTCGCCCTTGGTGGAGTCCTCGGTGACCTTGGTGACCTTGGCCACGCCGGTGTCGATCATGGAGACAACAGCGGTCTTCTTGTCGGAGTCGACGAACAGCTGGGTCAGCACGCCCTCACCGGACGTAGCAACACGCTCAGTGCCGGTCTTGCTGGTGCTACCGAAAGCATAGCTCTTGTGAGCATTGGTAGCACTGGCATTCACACCGGCCAGGTTGACACCGTTGCGGTACACGGACCACTTGTAGTTGTCGTAGGCATCGGAACCGGCGGCCTCATACAGGGCCTTGTTGGTGACCTTGGCGGTCCACTCGCCATCCACGGAGTCAGCATACTTGCCGATCTCATTGGACTTGTAGGTCCAGGTAGAGGCAGGACGGCCAAAAGAGTCAGAGCCGCTGGACTTCTTCAGGTCGCCGCTGTACAGCTTCTCACCCAGCTCCACGGTGTTGCCGTTCAGCTTGGTACCGTCGTTGTTGGAGTTCAGCTGATTGTCGATGGCCTTGGCATAGTCCTTGCTGCTGGTGATGTAGTTGTACTTCACGTTGCTGGAGATGATCACGCCGTTGACCGCGATGTCCTGGCCGTCCTTCTCAGCCTCCACGGTGGGAGTCTTCAGGGCGTTCAGCACCAGCTGAGCCAGGTCGTTGCGGGTCATGGCCTCACGCACGCCGGAGTCCACGTCGTCGAACAGGTCGATCTGAGTGGCCTTCTTGATGGTGGAGAACTGCCAGTCAGAGCCGAAGTCGCTGGAGTACTGGAAGTAGCCCAGGGCCTTCATCAGCATCAGAGCGGCCTGGCTGGTGGTGACGGTGTCGCTGCCGCCGTAGGTGGTCTTGGTGTAACCGGAAGTGATGCCGTTGGTCCAGCAGGCGGCCACATAGGGTTCAGCCCAGGAGGGGACATCGGTGAAGGGAGAGGTGCCGGCGTAGGTGGCGGCGCGGTAGTCCATCAGGTTGGACATGACCACGGCCATCTCGTTACGGGTCACCTTCTGGTCAGGGTTAAAGTTGCCATTGTTGTCGCCGACCATAATGCCGACGGACTGGAGAACCTCGATGGCTTCCTGGTTCTGCTTGGAAGTCACGTCAGTGTAGCTCGCGCCGGTACCGACAACGGTCATGCCCAGAACCATGACAGAAGCCAGAGCCAGGCTGAGAGCCCGCTTCAGATTTCTCATTTCGGAATTCCTCCTTGTAGAATATTGCGTTGCGTCAGAGCCGCACCACCGACTCCTTCGCTACGATGGCATTCTATCAAACCCCAAAACCAAAGTCAAGCGCCCCGGCCCAGATGTAACAAAGGTGTAACATTGGGGTAACTTTGTTGCAGAGGGGGGCCTGTCATTGCGAGGAGCGCAGCGACGCGGCAATCCGTCCCCCCGCCCTCTCAGTCAGCTCCGCTGCCAGCTCCCCCACAGGGGGAGCCAAGACCAGGCCCGAGGACCCCAACGACCCTTGCCTCCCCCCTTGGGGGAGGTGCCCCCGCAGGGGGCGGAGAGGGCCCGCGTCCCCCCTCCTCCTGTCATTGCGAGGAGCGCAGCGACGCGGCAATCCGCACCCCCGCCCTCTCAGTCAGCTCCGCTGCCAGCTCCCCCACAGGGGGAGCCAAGACCGGGCCCGAGGACCCCACCGACCCCCTTGCCTCCCCCCTTGGGGGAGGTGCCCCCGCAGGGGGCGGAGAGGGCCCGCATCCCCCGTCCCGTCATTGCGAGGAGGCCCAACGGGCCGACGCGGCAATCCGCACCCCCGTATCTTGCCAAATTCTACATAATATGCTATAATCCACCCAAGCGCTGCCAGTGGCGGTAGGCGGGGCCCCTCCTTCGGGAGGAGGCTGAACTTCTTCTTGTTTCCTCCTCCACTCCATCGGAGGGGGGTGATGTACATGGTGACCTATTCCGACCTGTTTCAGCTCGGTATTCTGATCGTCAGCATCATTTCCCTGGTCATCCAGGTAAATAATAAAAAGAAGTAACCGCTGACGCTCCCAAGCCACGGTTACTTCTTGTAACACTGGAGGGGCCCCCGTTCACCGGCAGCGCCCTTCCTTCATCTATTATTATACCCGCTTTCAAATCCTTGTCAATCCCCTGTCCCGTCATTGCGAGAAGCGCAGCGACGTGGCAATCCGTACCCCGTCCACCAGAAAGCTGTCCTAAAAACGGAATCCCTCAGTCAGCTTCGCTGACAGCCCCCTTTCACAAGGGGGCCTATTGGTGCAGCACATCAGCCCCCCTTGTCAAAGGGGGGACACCGCCGAAAGCGGAGGGGGGATTCCGTCCCCGCATCTTGCCAAATCCGACATAATATGCTATGATACACCCAAGCGCTGCCATAGACGGTAGGCGGGGCCCCTCCTTCGGGAGGAGGCTGAACTTCTTCTTGTTTCCTCCTCCACTCCATCGGAGGGGGTGATGCACATGGTCACATATTCTGATCTGTTTCAGTTTGGGATCTTGATCGTGCAGATCGTTGCCCTGGTCATCCAGGTAAACAATAAAAAGAAGTAACCGCTGACGCCTCCCAAGCTAAGCGGTTACTTCATGTAACACTTTGGAGGGACGCCGTCTACCGGCAGCGCCCTCTTTCTATTTACTATTATACCCGCTTTCAAATCCTTGTCAATCCCCCGTTCCTGTCATTGCGAGGAGGGGCAAAGCCCCGACGTGGCAATCCGTACCCGTATCTTGCCAAATTCTACATAATATGCTATAATCCACCCAAGCGCTGCCAGTGGCGGTAGGCGGGGCCCCTCCTTCGGGAGGAGGCTGAACTTCTTCTTGTTTCCTCCTCCACTCCATCGGAGGGGGGTGATGTACATGGTGACCTATTCCGACCTGTTTCAGCTCGGTATTCTGATCGTCAGCATCATTTCCCTGGTCATCCAGGTAAATAATAAAAAGAAGTAACCGCTGACGCTCCCAAGCCACGGTTACTTCTTGTAACACTGGAGGGGCCCCCGTTCACCGGCAGCGCCCTTCCTTCATCTATTATTATACCCGCTTTCAAATCATTGTCAATCCCCCCTGTCATTGCGAGGAGCGCAGCGACGTGGCAATCCGTACCCCCGTCCCATCTTCTTCAAATTTTCTCCAAATTTTTTCATTTTCAGGATTGACAAATTCCCCCTGTTCATTTACAATAAACACCAGGAAACAAGACGGCGGTATTCAGCCCCGCCCCTGGTCTGACCCGTTGCCTTGCTTCCGAACTGTTTACAATCAAACGTCAACAGGAAACCCCCGGGTCCTCCGCCCGGGGGTTTTCCTGTTTTTTTGCGCCTTTTCATGGCAAAACCTGCATCTCCAGCTGGCTCCAGTTCAGCCCCGCTCTCTCCAGGTCGGCCCAGGAGGGAAACTGCTCCTCCAGCTCCGCCCAGGTGAGGAAGCGGTAAAACCACGCGATCTCCACCTGGGGCGGCACGATCTCCTGGATGATCCGTTTCAGCCGGTCGATCTGCGCCGGAATGCCCACCACGCCGGGGAAACGAACCTGCACCCGGCCCACCCCTGTCTCCATACACTCCGCCGCCACGCCGCAGCCGGTGATGGTGTCGTTGATGGCCCCGGGGGTAAAGCTGTCGTCCCCGATGCGCAGCAGGGCGGCCAGGGCCTGGCTCAGCCCCTCCTCTGTCTCCGCCGCCGGCCGGTGGAGCAGCAGCTTCGCCACCCCCTCCAGCCCCCAGCTGCGGGCCGTCACCAGGCTGCTCTCCCGCTCCACCTCCTCCAGTGCGCCCAGCGCTCCGTCCAGGGCCTCCCCCGCCGCCGTCAGCTCCCCGCCGTTGAAGGGTGCCTCCACGTCATACACCCCCAGGGGCCGCAGCAGCTCCTTTAAATAGTCTCTATAGCTCACTTCATTTCCTCCGTCGTCACCCGCCCCAGCTGGGGCAGTACCTCCGGCGACCCGGCCACATCCTTTCTGGGGGAGACGATGTTATAGTTGGCCACCCCCTCGCAGTGATACATCAGGTCCGCCAGCTGGCTGCGCAGAACCCCCTGCCCCAGCCGCTCCCCGGTGAACCACGCCTGCAGCCGCGCCTTCACCGTCTCCGCCGCCTGGGCAAAGGTATAGCCCTCCGCCGGCTTGATCTGCACATACACCGCCACCGCCGCCAGGGTGGGGGCTTTCACCTGCACCTCCACGGCGATCTCCCGCCGGGCCTGGAAATAGTCGTTCAGCTGCGCCAAAAGCCCCTCGTCCGGGGCCCCCGCCCGGGTGGCTGCGATCACATCCACCGTGCCGATGCCCCTGGGCCGGGGGATCACGCTGGCCGCCACGATCTGGGGAAAGGACAGGGCCTCCCGCTGATAAAAGGCGGCGTTTGCTCCGTTGGGCAGCCGGCGGAAGCTGTCCATCACCCGCGCCCGCAGGCCCTCATCTCCCTCCCGGTCCGCCCCGCCGGTGCAGGGCTCCGGGTTGGTGCAGGAGGCCACCCCCGCCGGGGCCACCGCCATGACCACCACGCTCCCGGCGGCCACATTCCCCGCGCTGCCCGCCTCTGCCGCCAGAACAGGCACCTCCGCCGTCAGCTCCCCTGGCGGAATGGTCCCCTCTTCCGTGGTCTCAAACCGCACCCGGCCCGCCGTCATGCAAACTGTGCCCACGGGGATAACTCGGGCGGTATCCGCCGTCTCCCCCGCGGTAAAGCGGATCACGCCCTCCGCCGGGGCGGCCTCCTTCCGGGTGATGCCCCGCAGCTGGGCGTGGCGGTCCAAAAACTCCCCCTCCGCCGTCTGGGGCAGCACCTGCCGTCCCAGCCACTCCGCCTGGACATACAGGCTGTACACCTGGGCCGCCACCGCATACAGCCGTGCCGCCAGATCGCAGCCCTCCGCCGGACGCATCCCCGTCCGCTGGGCAAAGCAGTCCAGCATCTCTCGATAGATCTCCTCCACGCTTTTCATACCCTGCTCCCTTCTTCACACCGCCGCCGTCACCGTCAGCGGCTGGCCCTTCCAGTTCAGCTCCACCGTCACCTCCGCGCCCCGGTCCGTGTCCTTCCAGACCACGTCCGTCACGCTCAGGTCGGTCTCCTCCTCCAGCGCCTGGGCCACATACCGGGCGCACAGCGTCTGCCGGGCCCCCGGCTTCTCCCGGATCACCTCGTGCAGTCGGCTGCCCAGTCCGGGCAGAAAGGGCATGGCCCCCCGCCGGGCCGTCAGGCGGAACAGCACCCGGGCCAACACCTCCTCCGCCCCCTCCGCCGTCTCCAGTCCCCCCGCCCCGTCGGGCACATAGTCCCCGTCTCTCAGCATCCGCTCCATGCCGCCATCTCCTCTCAGCTCTTCACCATCTCGCTCAGCACCTGATACACCACGGCCCGGACATAGTCGCCGATCTCCGTGCCGCCCACCTTCACCGTGCCGTACAGATTCACGCCCTCCCGGTCCGCCAGAACGCCGCCCCCGCCTCCGGGGGCCGCCAGCCGCACCGCACCGGGGGCCAGTCCATCAGTTCCCTGCTGCGTCCGTCCGATGACGCAGGGCTGCTCTCCCGCCGCACCCGTTTTCAGCACCAGCACCCGGTCTCCCGCCGCCGGTCTCCAGGTCACCCCGCCGGGGCTGTACACGGGCAGCTGCCGCCGCTCGCCACCCAGGCTCACCCCCGCCGGGTCGCCGCCCAGGGTCACCACGCCCAGCTCTGCCGCCGGCTCCCCCTGCTCCCGCCGTATGTCCCGCTCCGATAGCCACATCATCCTCACCTCAAACCACAAAATCCGGTGGAGCCAGCTCCAGCCGGGTCCAATATCCCCGGCCGTCCATCCCCACCGTGCTCTGGGCCACCCGATACAGCCCGTTCCGGTCCCAGCCGCTGCGCTGCACCCGCACCAGCTCCCCCGGCCAGGCGGAGAAGGCCTCCCCGATCTCCACCTCCAGCCGGATGCGCTCTCCCTTGGCCCGCTCCAGCTGGAACCTGCCCGTGTAGCGCATGGTCTGAAAATTGCTCCGCCCCGGCATGGTCATCACTCGCCGGGCCATGCCCCCCTGGGCAGAAAACTCCCCGTCGGTCACCGTCTCCACCTGACCGCTGTACCGGTCCCGCACCAGCACCTGGGACAGCACGCCATACCGCCGGTCCCGATACACCAGTTCCGTCACCGCCGTCCCATTGCCGATCAGCCGTGTCTCTCCCTTCGGCCACCCGGTCAGCACCAGCCGCCCCTCCCGGTCGAACCTGGGGGCCACCCCGCCGTAATACCGGGCAAAGTCGTATACCACCGACCACTCGCTGCTCCCCGTGGCCACAGAAAAGGGGCTCACCGGCGGCAGGTTGGCCCCCGCCGCCGTCTGAATGCCATAGGGCCGCACGTGGTCCCGCAGGATGTCCTCCATCGTCGCTGCGCCATAGTCCTCTCCCAGCGCCTCGTTGTCCAGCAGCAGGGCGGCCATCCCCCGGCCGGAAAGCTCCAACACGCTGCCGCCGCCCGACTGCTCCACCTGGCACTCGTCCACCACTCCGGTGAACACCCGCTCCCCCTCATGCTCGGCCCAAAATCGGGGCCAGTCCCCCGGTCTCGTCCCGCTGCCGGCCTCCCAGGGGCAGCGCATCCAAAAGCTGTCGCAGGGTATCCCGGCGGTATACTCCATCCGCCAGGCCGTGGGCTGGGGCAGCAGCCACTGCCGCCCCGCTGCATCTGTCACATACCCTCTCACCCCACTCTCACCTCGTCTCCCACATGGATCAGGTTGGGGTTCTTGATCTGGGGATTCATGGCGATGAGCTTGGCCAGGGCCAGGTCATATTTCCTGGCGATGGCCCACAGGCTCTCCCCCTTCACCACCCGGTGATACACCGGTCCGGCGGCGGCAGCGCCGCTCTCCCCGCTCTGGTTCCCCGCCCTCTGGGCTGCCAGGCCGGTATACCAGCTGTCGTCCTCCCAAAAGGCAAAGGAATAGCGCACATAGTCCGGCCTGGGCTCCTGCTCCAGCCGCAGAGAGACGAAATAGGCGTTGGCCGTCTGCCACAGGGGATGGACCAGCAGCCCCGGCCCGTCCTCATAGAACACGTTGGCAAGCTTGCCGAACTGGGCATAGGCATCCGGCCCCACAAATTCCCCCTCCCCCTCCATGATCCGGTTGGTCCGCCCCAGATCCTGCAGGTGAAACAGCCCAAAGGGCGTCTTGTTCACCGCCATCTTCCGCTCATAGTCGATGGAGTACACCCTGGGATTGTGGGGCCAGGTATAGCCCTTATACCGCATGGGCGATAGCGTCATCCTCTCTCCTCCTTGTCAATACAGGGAAAAGCCCCCGTCATACCGGCGGCTGTCCCGCTGAAAGATCCGGTCCAGATTTCGGGCCTGCTCCCGCTCCGCCGCCGGGTCCTGATCGCTGGAAAAGGCCCCCGTTCGGCCCGTCTCCGGGACCGTCCCGTCCAAAAAAGCCGACGCGTTTCGCCCGCTCCCCGCCTCAAGCTGTCCCCAGCTGAAGACTCCAGCTTTCCCGGCCTGCCGGCTCTCTCCCCTGGCTCTGGCGGCAAACAGCTCCGCCCGCTCCCCTCGGGCGCTGTCCAAAGCCCGCTCCAGCCGCACGGTCTCCTCCAACAGAGGCAGCGTTCCCTCCGCCGTCTGGGCCTCTTCCGCCGGGAGCAGTTCGCTTTTCGCCGCCTTCCACGGTCCGCCGTCCGACTCCGTCCGGGCCGTCTCCCCCACGCCTGACAGGTCGGCCCCGCCGCTCTCTCCCGCGGCGGCGGCAGAAGTCAGTGCGACGGCCAGCCGCCTTCTCTGCTCCTCCAACGCATCCGCCTGGCCGCTCTCCTGCTCCAGATAGTCGATCATGCGCCGCCCTCCTTCAACCTCTGAAACTGCGCCGGGTCAAAGGCGGGATTGCTCCCGCCCTCCCCAGGCTCTTCCGGCCTTCCGCACACGGGGCACCGGGCCTGCTCCGCCTTCCCCCGGCAATCGGGACACAGCCGTTCCAACTGCTCCTCCCGGTCCAAAAGCCCGTTGGCCAGACACCACAGATAGTCCCGGTCCTTCATCTCTCTGGCTCTTCTCTCGGTGGGCAGGGCGTGAAACTCCCTCAGCACCCGCCACCGCAGCCGCTCTTCCGGGTCGCTCCGGAGTTTTTTTTTACGTTTTCCAGCTCCTCCTCCGTCACGTTCAGCCCCGGGTCGCTCTCCAGGCGCAGCTGGGACCACCGCCGGGCCAGGCCGCCGATCTCCTCCACGGTCAGCCCGGCCAGAACCGCCCGTCCGTCGGAAAACACCGGCTTATGTTCCTCTTCCTGCTCCAGGGCCCGGGCCAGCAGACAGGCGTTGGAGCACAGGGCCCGCTCCCGGTCCTCCCCCGCCAGCTCCCCCGCCTCCCGGCGGGCCTGGAGTATCTCCAGGGCGGACAGCAGCCGCAGCGCCATCCCGTTGCCCAGGCTCACCCGCTCCCGCTGGGCTAAGATAGAACCCTCCATGCTCACACCTCCGTCACGATCCGGCGGGAGGCCACCAGCGTCACCTTCTCCAGCACCATGCTGCCCAGGGCGGCGCTCTCCTGAATGCTGCTCCACTGGCAGTTGGAGTAGATGATCTTCCGGTCCGGCTTGCACACCACCAGAGAAAACCCGCTCAGGCTGTAAAAGTCGATGCCGTCCCGAATGGCCTCGTCGGTGGCATACAACCTCGTCAGCTCCACCACATGTCTGGTCTGCCCCTCGATGGTGGCCACCGGTTCGGCCTCGCCAAAGGCCTCCACCGCCGTGCTGCTCTTGCTGGCCTTGGCGGAATAGCTCTGCACCACGGCCACCCTGGTGCCGTCCACCTCCAGATAAATGTCGCTGCTGGTAGGAAATCCAGTCATACCCGCTTCACGCTCCCCTCTCTCAAACGGTGATGTGGGCCGTCAGCCAGATCTGATTCAGCCCGTGGGCCACAGTAAAGGAGAAGTCCACCAGGCATCGGGCCGGGTCCTGACTGTCCGCCGTCACCGTCACGTTCTCATACCCGGTGATGATCTCCCGGGCCTTCTTGTTCTCCAGCTCCAGCACCACCTGGGCCCGGATGGCCCCCCGGCTCTGGGCCGTGTTTTTGGCCCGCTGGAACTTCGTCCGCAGGGCCCGGCGCAGGGTGGGGATCACGTCGTCCACAATGCGGATGGTGGTCAGATCCCGCCAGGTGGCGTCCGCCGCCTCCCCCGTGGTGGTCCGGGTGGTCACGCCCCGCACCACGCCGATGGTCCCCGCCAAGCTCTCCACCGGGGTCACGCCGCCTAAGATCAGCCGGTCCATCTCCCCGTCGCTGTACCGCCCGCTCAGACCATACAGCCCGGTAAGCACCGCCCCGCCCAGGGGTACGGCGGGGTCGCTCTCCCCGGCGATGGCTCCCGCCACCGCCGCCGCCACGCCCAGGCCGTCCGCAGCCTCTCCGTTCTGATTTACGCCGCCGGGAGCCACCAGCACCACCCGCTCGTGGTTCAGGGCCTTGGCCCGGGCGATCAGCTGATCCACCGTCTCCCCCGCCCCACCGGCGGCCACGGCGATCCGCTCCCGCCGGTTGGCCGAGGCCGTCTCCACGCTCTGCTTCATGGCCTTCTGTACGTCCCCGTCCGTGCTGTCACAGATCACCGCCGTGATGTCCTCCAGTCCCTCCAGTGCGGCAAAGCCGTCGGCATAGCCCTCGCCCCCGGCGATGGGCACCGCCGCCACGGCCCCGGCCCCGTTTTTCAGGGCCAGCCGGACAAGCTCCGCCATGGTCCCCTGACCAAAGGCGTTCACCGCCCCGTCATAGCTGGTCACGATCTTCACCTCGTTGGCCGCAGCCTTGGCGTTCACCGCCACCAGCCCCACCTGCTTGCCTGCGCCGCTGCCGCTGACCACCGAGGAGGCATCATACGCGGAATAGACCCCCGGTCTCTGATGTACCGTCACATTCATTTTTTCAATCCACCTCGCACTTCAAATTCCGAAAATACCGCCGACGGTTCTTCCTCCCCAGTCAGACAGACCACACACACCGCACGCACTGTCCGGCGCAGCAGCCGGGACTTTCCGTCCCGCTCCGTCTCCCCCCAAGCGAGCTCCTTCACTCCCACGTCCGGCGGTCCGCCCCGCACCAGAGCCCGGGCCAGTCGGAACACCGCCCGCTCCAGCTCCGCCCCCTCCGTCTCCTCCGGGGCGTACAGATCCAGCCCCAGGGTCAGCTCCGCTTTCCGGCCATACAGTTCTCTCCACTGGCCGCTGTCCTTGTCAAATCGCTCCCCCAGATAGTCCTGAAAGCCCGCCGGGCCCACCTGACACTTCCGCACGCTCACCACCGCCTTCGCCCCTGCCAGGGCTGTCCGCTCCCGTCCCGACCAGGCGGGTTCCGCCGCAACGCCGTTGGCGCTGAGATAGTCCGCCATATACCTGGGGATACGCTCCAGGTCCAATTCACTTCCCCCTCTCCTCGTCCGCAGGCCGCAGCACACCCTGCCAGAACAGGCCCGGCCCGATGCTGTGGGCCGCCTGCGCCACATAGTCCGCTCCATCCCAGCGCACCCGGCCCCCCTCCTCCAGGGGGATCTCCCCCGGACCCAGATACAAAAACTGATCCTCCCGCCGCAGCCCCAGGGGCGAGGGGACCCGCTGATCCTCCCGCCGCTCCGCCAGGGGCTGGACAAAGGCCCGGGTCTGTGTGCCCTCCTCCCCGTTTCTGGGGAAAACGGTGACGTTCTGACCATATTGGGCCAAGATCGCCCGCCAGTGCCGGGCCAGCCCGGTCATTTTCCCGACTATCCTTTCAGCCATCAGCCAGGCACCCCCCGGAACGCAAAGCCCGTCTGTCCCAGCCAGGGGGCCATCAGCCGAAGGGCCCGCTGCCGCAGATCGCTCCCTCGCTCCCCCCGCAGCTGAACGGACAGCTCCCCGGCGGTAAAGCCGCTCACCTGACCGTCCCCCTGGGCCGCCGCCAAGCCGTCCACAGCCAGCATGGCAGCCGCCAGCGCAAAGCTCTCGCCGCACTCCTCCGGTGCCACCCCCCGGCGCAGCAGATGTTCCAGCTCCGCCCGGGCTCCTTCGATCAGGGGGAGGAGCAGGCCGTCCTGCTCCTCCCCCGCCCCCATGGCCCTGCACAATGCCAGGATGTCCTCGCTCATTTCTTGACCTCCAGCACCCGGCTGGCATCCTTGAATACCTTGGCAAAGCCGCTGATGGTGGTCACGGCGGCCCGCTCCAGCTGCCGGTCGATGAGCTTGTCATACTCCACCGTCACGTCGCTGCCCTGCACCATCTCCAGGGCAAAGCGCTTGTCCAGGCCGATGGCCGTGCCCGCAGGCAGGACAGAGGTCCGCAGCAGATTGGCCCCCAGGGGGGTGGTCAGCTTGCCCGTGCCCTGGAAATTCAGACCGGTGAGGGGGTTCTGAAGCTCACTGAGCTTCAGCAGCTTCACCATCACGTCGCCGGACACCAGCAGGGCGTTCATCTCATAGGGGTCGAACTTGGCCCAAAAGTCCACCAGATCGTCATAGGTCAGCTTGCCCTGGGCCGCCGTGGTGAACACGCTGGCAGCGTTGCCGTTTCCGTCCCCGTTTTTCAGCACGTCCACTGCGTCCTCCAGCTGGGCCCGGGCGATGTGGGCGCCGATCTGCCGCAGGGTAACGGAGAACAGATCCAGCTTCTGATAGCGCACCGCCTCATAGCTGGCCACCAGCATTCTGCCCCGCTTGCGCAGCTTCACCAGGTTGGACTGCACCTGAATGGTGGTGGCGGGGATGGCCGCGCCCTCCTCCACGTGGCGCAGCTGTTTGCTGTCGCCCCCGGCCTCGGCGGTGATGGAGCGATAGTCCATGCCGTCAAAGCGGGTCACGGCGGCGGTGATGTGGGGCAGGATGTCCCCCTCCTCCATGCCCTGGCGCACCGAGCGGGCGATGTACTCCGGGAACAGCACGGCGGAATCGGCGGTGCGGAAAAACTTCTCCACCACGTCGCTGCCCGCACCCTTCACCTTGATGTCAAAGCGCTTCAGCTGCCGCTGAAAGGCGTCCAGCCCCTCCAGGCTGGTGCCCTTATACTGCTCGCTGGGGTCCTGCCGCTCCAGCACCTGGCTAAAGCTGCGGCCCGCCTCCTGATACATCCCCTTGTCCAGCTTCAGATTGTCATAAGAAAAAGCCATTCGTTTTCTCTCCTTTCCCGATTACAGACAGATCACGGCGGTGCCGTCATCCTTCACATCCGCCACCAGCACCGTCACGCCGCCGGTCTCCGCCTTCTTCACGCCGCCGTCGCCGTCCCCGGCCAGGGCCGCCCAGCCCACGGTCAGGGTGTCCGCCGTCTTCACGGGGACAAAGCCCTTCACCTGCACTGCGGCCATGCCGGCCCTGGGCTCCAGGGCCACGCCGCAAAAGGCATCGCCTGCGGAACAGGGGCCCACCCGGCCGCTGCCCGTCAGCTTCACCACCTGGCCGCCCTTCACGCCGCTGTCGGCCAGGAACGTAGCCACCACACTGCCGATGTCCTCAAACGAGATCTTGCTCATACCTGTCTCTCCTCCTCAAAAAATCTCTCGCCTATGTTTCATCCGCCCCACAGGGCGAAAAACGAGACTCAGATCAAAAAGGCCCCGTCCCGGCCCTTCTCTGTGCTTGCATCCTTCTCCGCATACCGCAGCTGGGGAACGATGGGATAGCGCTCCGCCGCCTTCTGTCTCCAGCCGTTCTCCACCTGCTCCAGTTCCTCCGCCGACATGGGCGCAACCAACCGCTCCAGGGTCTCTTTCTCCAGCCCCAGCCCGGCCAGAAGGCCCAGACGCACCGCCTCTCTCCTGGCCCGCTCCCCGCTCCTCCGGCCAAGCAATGCCTCCCGCTCCAGCTCCTCCAGCTCCCCGGCACACTCCGGGTGCCCCTGGGCCAGAGCTTTCAGGGTAGAAAAGCGCCCCTCCATGCCCTTCACGATGCCCGCTGCCGGCTGGGCGGGCACCGCTACAAAGGAAAACTCATATGCGTCGCTGGCCCCCATCAGCCGGGTAAAGCACAGCGCCCCGTCATACCGCTCCCCCTTCCTGTGACCGCACTGGCCGTTTCGCCGGTCCGCCCCGCAGATAGAGCACACGCTGCGCTCCACCGCACAGCCCACGCTCACCTCTTTCTTGATGCCCCCCTCGATCTCTGCGATCAGGTCCCGATTTGTCTCGGTGCGCATCATATAGGCATAGCCCTTCAGCCAGCAATAGCCGTCTCCCGCCTTTGTCCGCTTCTCCGGCTCCTGCACCAGCTCCGTGCGATAGATCCGGGCCGCCTGGCCCTTGGCCGACCACTGATGGTCAAAAATGCCGCACTTGCCCACAAACAGCCCCGCCAGCTCCTCCAAGGTCTCCGGCTCAAACCGCTCCCCGTCCCGGTCCACCTCGTTGTCGCACAGCCGCACGGAAAAGGCATACACCTCTCCCTCCGCCAGCTCTCGCCGGGCCAATCGATTGATCTGCTCCAGCTCCTCCCGCCCCAGCCGGGTCTCCTCCCCGGCCTGAGATGCCTTCGTCACCCGCATCCGTCCGTCTCCCTTCCTTGCAATTCTTTCATTCATTCCGCCTGGTGTCTTCGGCGGATCTCCTCCGCCTGGGCTCGATACAGCTCCGCCCTGGCCTCCTCCACAATGTCCTGCAAATTGATGTCCTCCCAGTCGATCTTCACGCCGCCGCCAAAGCCGTGGAGCCTCACCCACAGCTCGCCGATGCGCTCCAGGGCCGGCTCCACGCTGCGGCGGATGGCGGTGATCTCGCTGGTCAGCAGGTCGGCCTGCTGGGTGCTCATCCGCTCGGTGGACGACCAGGACAGCCCCAGCATAAAGGGCGGGATGCCCGTCCGGGCCACCAGCTGCTCCAGGATCTGCCGCACCGGCACCTGGCTGTCCAGAATGGGTCCGTCCGCCCCGATGACCTTCACATCCACGTCGCCCACGGCCACAAAGTCCCGTACCTGTCCGGCCCGGCCCGCCTGCATGGCCTCCGACCACTCCCCGGCGATCTGCCTGCACCGCTCCTGGGCAAAGGCCCCCTCGTCCTCCCCCGGCTTACACACCACCGCAAAGCGCAGGTTGCCCGCCCGCTCCCAGTTCTGGCCGGTGGCCTGAAAAATTTTCAGCAGGATGCCCGCCAAAAAAGGCATGGACCGCAGCATAGACACCCCGCAGGGGCAGTCCCCCGTGGGCTGCAGCGGGGTAAACAGCAGCAGCTCCTGCCAGGGCAGTTCTTTGGGCTCCCCCGCCTGACGCAGACACAGCTTAAAGTCCAGGGGGTTGTCCCCCCGCTTGGCCTCCACCTGCTCCGGGTCGGCACACAGAACCGCTGCGATGTCCCGCCCGTCCCCGGTAAGGACGATCTCCCCCAGCCCGTGGCCGCAGGTAAACAGGTCGTCCAGATACCGGTCCAAAAAGGCCTGGATGCCCCGCTGGCCCCAGCCGATGTTCACCTTCTGAAAAAATTCCTCCAGCCCTGCCTGGGCCGCCCGGTCCTCCGCCAACACCTTCACGCCGCCGCACAGCCGCACCAGCTTCCAGATGGCCGCATCCAGCAGAGGCACCCCCTCCCGGATGGCCCGGTACAGGGCCACCTCACCGGTCCCCAGAGGGGTATACCGGTCTAATACGCCGAAGGGATGGCCCTCCCCCTGGCGCACCTGCACCACCGGGGCCGCCCCCCGCCGCTTCTTCCGCTCCCACCACTTCAAAGTGTGTTCCTCCTTTTTGTCTTTGCGTCTTTCGGGACCCCGTCCTCCGCAAAAACTCATCACTCCTACTTCCTAACTCCTAACTTCTCAAAATCTCCCTCTCTCCACGCACCCGGCATACACGCCCCCGCCCTTTCCCTCCGCCACCGTGGCGGCGAAATAGCGGATCTCGTCCATGGCGTGGTCGTTCTCTTTTCTCACCCGGTCCTGTCCATCCCCCTGCTCCTCCCAGCGGTACAGGGCAAACTCCCGGATGGCATCGCCGCACCCCGGGCAGATCACCAGTTTCCCCGCCTTCAAAAGCCGGGCCGTCAGGCGAATGCCGGATAACACCCGGTTGTCCGCCCGGCGCACCCGCCAGCCCCGCCGCCGCAATGTCTCGATAAAGCTGGCCGCCGCCGGGTCCACGATCACCGCCCGGATGTCCCGGCCTCCGGCCAGCTCGGCCAGGGCATCGGCATACTCCTCGTCCGTCTTTTGCCGGTGTCTCTTCCGTGCGTCGTAGTAAAATTCCGCCGTGCGGTACCAAATGCCGTTCTTCCTCCCCCACAGGCCCATGGACGTGGGGTTCACCGTGCCATAGTCACAGGAGATATACCACTCCTCCAGCCCCTCCGGGGCCGGGCGCACAAAGCTCTCGTCAAAAAAGTCATACACCAGGCCCTCTGCGGCCACCCACTCCCCCAGCACGAACCGGCGGTAAAAGGTCCCCTGAAACATGGTCCGATACCGCTCCAGCATCTGGGGGGACAGCCCCGGGTTGTCCTCCATGGAGAAGGGGATGCGCAGCACCCCCTTCTCCTCCGCCTTTAAGATCCACTCCTGATAAAACCAGTGGGCGGGGGACTCCGGGTTGCAGGAGAACCAAAGCCTGCTCCCGCTCACCGAGCACCGGGCCGCCGCCTGCTCCACAAAGGACCGGGGCATCAGCGCCGCCTCGTCCAGCAGCGCCCCCGCCAAAGTCAGCCCCTGGATCAGGGCCGCCGACCCCTCGTCCTTGCCGCCGAACAGATAAAACGTGTTCTTTCTCCTGCCCAGCCGCACCTCCAGCAGATTCTGCGACGTCTTCTGCCTGCACCGAAAGCCCATCCCCTCCAGCAGGGGCAGCAGCTCCTCCAGCAGATTCCGCCGCACCGACACGATGGTCCGCCCGCACAGGGCAAACCGCCTGTTCTGAAAGCTCTGCATGGCCCAGCAGAAAAAGGACAGCCCCGTACACAGGGTCTTGCCGCTGCGCACCGCCCCGTCGCAGATGATGGCCTGTTTGTCCCGGTCCGGCGAGCCGGGCCGCCACCAGGTCAGCACCCTGCGCTGCTTGGGCGAAAACTCCATTCGTCTCTCACTTCCCCTCTTCCTGGCGCTCCATGGCGCTTAAAAAGCGGTCCACCTGATCCTCCCCGCTGTGGTCGGCGGCATCCAACAGCCGCTCCAGCAGCCGGGCCCGGTCGGTGAATTTCAGCTCTACCACGCCGTTGCTCCCCCGCTTGAACTCCGTCAGGGCATCCAGATTCATGCCCTCCACTCCGCCCCACTCCTCCGTGGGGAAACAGGCCAGCTTCACTGCATCCTCCACCCCGGCGTTGGCCAGCTTCCACATCCTTCGGATGATCTGCTCCCGTCCGGGTGTCGCTCCCTTTGCCAC